TTTTTTTTATATCTACTTAAATAAAAATGTCAAATATTGCATCAGGATTTAAAATAGTGTCCGAAGGAACTCCTGGAGCTTTTGCTCCTCTACAATAAGTAGATCATTAGCTGTTGGAACTCCTCTTCCGGCAGGAACTTATGATTCTGATTATTTGTACTGGAATAAAAATAGTAAACGTTGGGTAGTTGGTTCTAGTCAAGTACGACTTGGAAAAAATGCTGGACAAACAGGTCAAGGAATTAATGCAATTGCTATTGGTAATAGTGCTGGACAAACAGGTCAAGGAGACTATTCAATTGCTATTGGTGGTTCTACTGGAACAATTGGTTCTCAACCTGCTCACACAGTTTGTATACTTGGTACTACTGGTAGTTTTAATTTTTCGACAGGTGGTTATACTGGCTATGCAACTTATATAAAACCTATTCGAAAGGTGGCTAACACCGAACTTGGTTTTACCGGGTTGCACTACAACGTTTCTACAGGTGAAATAGTATTAATGTAAAATTTAATAAGTTAATATAATAAATGGGAATTATATTATCAACTGTTATAGATAATAACTGTATTACATGCGATGGAATAGGAAAATATCCTATATACAGAAATTGTTATGAATGCCACGGAACAGGTTATTATTATTGTCCTGTTAGAACAATATATGAATTAAAAGAAAAGTTGTATACTAAAATAAATCTTAAAATAAATGGAATCAAAAACTTACACTAAAAACCAATTAATGTCAATTAATAAATTTGGATTTTTAGGTTTAAATAACCATATATTATTTAAATGTAATCTATTAAAACATCCAAGATCTTTTCAGATTAAATCATTAATGACAAACGATTCTGTTAATATAGACATTCAAGATTATGAAGAAAATGTTAACGAAGAAAATGTTAATGAAGAAAATGTTAATGAAGAAAATGTTAACGAAGAAAATGTTAATGAAGAAAATGTTAATGAAGAAAATGTTAATGAAGAAAATGTTAATGAAGAAAATGTTGTTTTAAATTTACATTCGGATTCTGATTCTGAATCCGAAAATGAATCGTATTATAATATGAAATCAATAAATTTAAAAGATGAAAATTATAAAAGTATCGGAATACAATGCGATATAGAAGAGATGTATGATTATATAGAATGGGTATTTTTGTAAAATACAAATAATACAAATGGTTCTTATATTTAAAAGAATTCAATTTTATTGTAAAAGATGTCAAGTGAAACTAATAAACAAACACATACTCTTGGAAAAATTAAAAAATTAATAGATTTAAATGGTGATAGTATAAATTTTGAGTTATCTTTTACTGTTACATGTAAAAACGATACTTTATTTAATGTTCTTGTAATTGATCAATTAAAGTTAGATAATGGACAAGACTTAGTGTATAAAGAATGCAAAAAAACAATTTCAGGTAATATTGTATCGGATAAAAATTTTTATCAAAATTATTTTTTAATACTTAAATCTGAAATTCCATGTGAAGTAGAAGTAGAAATAGTAAAAAAAAATCTTCCTAAAACTGTTACAACTGAAGGTTCAAATCAAGGTTTAAATCAAGGTTCAAATCAAGGTTCAAATCAAGGTTCAAATCAAGGTTCAAATCAAGGTTCAAATCAAGGTTCAAATCAAGGTTCAAATCAAGGTTCAAATCAAGGTTTAAATCAAGGTTTACAAAGTAATAATATGTTTAGTCAAAATATTTTAACGGATTATGGTATGTCCTTTAAAATTAACTGGACTCATATGTTAATAGCTGTTATTTGTATAGGAGTGTTAATATTCTTATTTTATTTATATAAAAATAAAGAAGTAGTAAAAGTACCAGAAATAATACAAGTAGGAAAAGTACCAGAAATACAAGTAGGAAAAGTACCAGAAATACAAGTAGAAAAAGTACCAGAAATACAAGATTTATGTTATCGTCCTACTTTGTCATACAAAAAAAAAATAAATAATATATTTTCGTCAGAGGTTTCAGATGTTTCAGAAGTTTCTTCAACTCCTAATATTGCTGATCGTCTTAATAAGTTCATTAATCATCCAAAAAAGTAATTTAAAATTACAAATCTTGTAATAAATGTCATTACAAGATTTTATAATAAATGGTATAAATAGTATAAATAATCCTGATGATTTAGTAGGTGCTATTCAATCAGTTATGAATAAAAATCAATGCAATATAAACGGAAAATGGATTCCACGTATTGATATGGTTGAAGATGCTGATAAGTTATATTTATATGTAGATATTCCTGATGTTGAAGATATTAGCGTAGATTTTTTTAATAATAATTTATCTATTTCAGGAAATAAAAAAAAAAAATATTCAGGATTAGCTACAAAAAACGAGATTGTATATGGATTATTTAATAGACATGTGCTTCTTCCTATTATTATAACGGATAAAAAAAATGTTATTCTTCAATATAAAAATGGTGTATTAACTATATCTATTGATAAACAAAAAGAAGAAAAAAATAAATTTAAAATGACTATTGATAACACTTTAGATTCAGAAGTATGTAATCAAATTTAAGATTTATAAATTTTTAATGTATTGTTGGAAAGAACTTGTATGAAAAAAATTATATAGTTTAGTATTTTTAAGTTCATTTAATTTATTTAAATTTATTGCAGTATTATAAATATTTATTAATACATCTATAGCGATTATAGGGTTAGCTAATATCTTATTCATTACAATGTCATCATCTATTTTAGATGGATCTACTTTATATACTGGTATACATCCATTTGTATTTTGTTCTTCCCAATATTGTACCAAAGGAGAAGAAGCAACCGTTGGGTCAAAATTTTCAACTTTTAATGTACAAGATTCTCCTCCCATTGCTACTAAATACTTACGTCGTGCTGTATTAGCTACTAAAAAATCTCCTGCTGATATGTTCGGTGACATTTGTTTAGGTCCTAATCCTATTGTATTAGGATAAATAATTGATTTGTCTCTAGACACGTATTCACATACACCGTCAAAGTTAGTAGAACAATACTGTGCCATAAATGCTTGTCCATTTTTACTATAAGGACCGGAAACAGTTTGAGAAATTGATCCGTTATTAAAGCTGTTATCAATAGAATCTGATAATAAATAATTAATTGGATTGTTTACCGCTGATATATTTCCAAAATCAGATATAGTTTTATAAAAACTCATTTTATTTAAATGAAGATAAAGATATTTTTAAATTACACAGAAAAAAAAATTGATTTAAAAATAATTTATCTTATAAATATAAAAAATGACATCTACAGAAAATAAAATTAACATTTCACCTTTTAATACAGTTGGATTATTTACATATTTGAGAACATATGCTCGGCGTCATAACGAGACTGATCCAAATAGTACAATTGAATCATGGGATGAATGCATTCAAAGAGTTGTTAATGCTACAAATACTCAATTAAAAATTGGTTTTTCATATGAAGAAAAAACCGAATTATTTTCATTACTATATAATTTAAAATGTTCAGTAGCAGGGCGTTTTATGTGGCAATTAGGAACTAAAACAGTTGATAAGATGGGATTAATGTCACTTCAAAATTGTTTTACAGCGGATACTAAATTTTGGACAAAAGAAGGTATTAAAAGTTTTTCAAATTATAAAGACGGAGATGTAATAGTTGTTAGAGGAAAAGATAAATGGGTTAATGCGACAATTAAATCATACGAACCTCAGCAAATATATGAATTAACAGTTGGTTTGGGAAAAGGTAGACGTATAATTAGAACAACCTCAAATCATAGATGGATAGTAAAAACAAAGAAAAATGATAAGTTTAATTGGAAGACAAAAACAACTTCTGAATTATGTAATGGTTGGAAATTACAACCATTTGCTAATAGAACAAATTTCCAATGTTTGGAAATTTGCCCTGTTGGAATTCAACATGGAATTGTATTTGGCGATGGTCATCGAATGAGTAATGTAAATTATTGTGGTATTACTCTATGTGGAGATAAAAAGGAAGAATTATCCAAATTCTTCTTTACAGTTCGTAGAGAAAATAATATGATTACAGGATTACCATCAACCTGGAAAGATTTACCTTTGTTAAATATAAATAAAGAATATTTATACGGATTTTTAGCTGGATGGTTTAGTACAGATGGATCTATTCAAAAATCAAGTCAGTTGTCAATTACAAACAAAAATGAGGATGTTTTGCTGTGGGCAAAATCTGCTTTTAGTATTTTAGGAATTATAACAAGTCCAGTCAGACTATCTTCTGATGAAAATCCGTTTAATGAAAATCCTAGAGAACTTTATAAATTAGAAATATATCGGTATTATTTACCATCAGAATTCTTTATTAGAGATAGTCAAAAACAAAGATATAAAAAACTTAATGGTAACCCAGATTGGAGAGTTGTTGAAGTAAAACCAACAAATGATGTAGAACCAGTTTGGTGCGTGAATGAACCCGAATTTGAAGAATTTACTTTAGAAGACGGTATATTAACGAAAAATTGTGCTTTTGTTACTGTTAATGAACCTGTAAAACCGTTTATATGGGTAATGAATTTCTTAATGCTAGGAGCAGGTTGTGGATATAGAATCACATTAGATGATATTAAAGATTTTCCAATTGTTAAAAGTTCATGTATTGTTAGGAGAGATGAATATGATTCAACTTATATTGTACCAGATTCAAGAGAAGGATGGGTTAAATTGTTAGGTAAAGTATTAAAAGCCCATTTTTATTCAGGTGATTCATTTACATATTCATGTGTTCTTCTTAGAAGCAGAGGAGCAGTTATCAAAGGATTTGGTGGTTTATCGTCAGGTCCTGAAGTTTTATGTGATGGAATTAAAAAAATTAATGAAATCTTAAATAAAAGAGCTGGTCTGAAAATCACATCAGTTGATGCTTTGGATATTATGAATATTATCGGAATGATAGTTGTATCAGGAAATGTTCGTAGATCTGCTCAGTTAGCTTTAGGAGATTGTGAAGATACCGAATATCTAAGAGCAAAACGATGGGATTTAGGAAATGTTCCAAACTGGAGATGTTATAGTAATAATTCTGTTATTTGTAACGATATTGAAGAAATTCTTAAAAATGATGAATTTTGGGATGCGTATAATGGAAACGGAGAGCCATACGGTCTTATTAATCTCAAGTTATCAAAAACTTGCGGTCGTATTGGAGAAACACAATATTCAGATCCAAATGTCGCTGGATATAATCCATGTTTTAGTGGTGATACTTTAATTGCTGTTGCTGATGGCAGAGGAGCAGTGCCAATTAAAGATTTAGCAGCTGAAGATAAAGATGTACCAGTTTATTCAGTAAATAAAGAATCTGGTGAAGTATCTATTAAATGGGGTCGTAATCCACGTATTACAGGAAAAAATATGAAACTGCTTCGTATACATTTTGGAGGACAACATAAAGAAGAATATATGGATGTTACTCCTAATCATAAATTTTTTACAACAGATGGAAGAGAAATTACAGCTGAACAACTAGTTAAGGGTGATTCAATCCCAATGTTTAAGAAATGTGAAGCATCTGATGGATATATTAGAATATACAATAAACATATTGAAAAATCATACGAAGTTGAGCATAGAATGATTAAGAAATTTTATAACCCTGAAATATTTCAAGCAGGATATAAACAAGGTGTTTATAACGGTTGCTGTAAAACAGATAATGTTGTTGTTCATCATAAAGATGAAAATAAAAGTAATAATAATCCTGATAATTTAGAAATTACATCAGCAAGTGATCATTCTAGTCATCACGGTAAAGAATTAATCGGTGATAAAAATCCTATGTATGGTAAAAAACATTCAGATAAAACAAAAAGTTTAATTGGTGAAAAAACTAAAGAAAGATGTAAAAATCCAGATTATATTAAAAAATTAAGCAATGCTATGTCTGATGAAAATAAACAAAAGATGTCAGAAAAAATGACTATTCAAAAAAAAAAATGGGATCATAAACAATGGGATGAATTAGAGCAAAAGGCAAATGACTCTGGTTTGAAAACAGTTAGATTATTAGAAGATGGAGCTCTTCGTATTGTTAGAGAATGTGAAATATGTAATACCGAATTTAATGTTATTTGGGGTAAACGTGGACAACCATATTGTTCTCATAGTTGTGCTAATAAAAATAAAGATGCAATTGAAAAACGTCGTGTAAGTAATCGTGCTACAAAAGATTTGAAAAGTAAAGAAACTTTCTACAAACAAGCAATGGTATACAAAGATCTTCAAGAAAATGTAGAAATAGTTATGAAAAAAGATTGGGAAAATGAATGTAGGAAAAAAGGTATTCCATTTAGAATGCAAACAAAAACTCCTAATCCTTATATTGCTACAAATTGGACTCACTTTAAACAAATGGTAGATGATTTAAATCATAGAGTATCATATGTTGAAGAATTACCAGATACACACACTGTATATAATATTACAGTTGAAGATAATCACACTCTTGCTGTAGTAACAAAATCCAATGATGACAAAATCAGCCTGTCAGGAGTCTGGGTAAACCAGTGTGCCGAACAAAGTTTGGAAAGTTACGAGACGTGTTGTTTAGCTGAGATTTATCTTCCTAATTTATCTTCTAAAGAAGAACTTTTTAAGTGTGTAACTTATTTATATAAAATTTGTAAGCACTCATTAGCTTTAGATTGTCCGGATAGTAAAGAAACACAAAATATTGTTCATAAAAATATGAGAATGGGACTAGGAGTAACTGGATATCTTCAGGCAACAGAAGAACAAAAATCTTGGTTGTCTGAATGTTATACTTATCTTAGAAGTTACGATAAACAATATTCACATGATCATGGATTTCCAATTAGTATTAAACTAACAACGTGCAAACCTTCTGGAACATTGTCATTGCTAGGTGGATGTACTTCTGGAATTCATCCAGGGTTTTCCAGATACTATATTCGTCGTATTAGAATATCTTCCGAATCTAAGCTAATTGACTTGGCAAAAAAGCACGGATATCCAGTAGAATATTCTAAAAATTTCGATCAATCTATTGATCCTAATACACAAATTGTTTCATTTCCTTATTCTTTACCAGAAGGAACAATTTTTGCAGACGAATGCACTGCAATTCAACAACTAGAATATGTCAAAAGATTACAAACAGAATGGAGTGATAATAGCGTGTCGTGTACTGTTTATTACAAAAAAGACGAACTTTCTAATATTAAAGAGTGGCTAAGAAACAATTATAACAACAATATTAAATCTGTATCTTTCTTGTTACATAGTGATCACGGTTTTCAACAGGCTCCTTTAGAAAAAATTACAAAAGAACAATACGATTTAATGCAATCTCAGTGTAGTAAAATTACATCTACAGAAGGAATTTGTTTTTCAATAAAAGATGAAGAATTTCTTGGAGAAGGAGAATGTGGAAGAGGCGGATGTCCTACTAGGTAAATTAAAAGTTAAAATTTAAGTTATTTTAATAACTTAAATTGAATTTAAAGTTTGTTTTTTTGTAAACAAGAAAACTATGGATAGATGTTCTGAATTTATTAAAAATAAAGCATTTTTTGGACCTTACCCATCTCATGAATATGTAAAAGAATATGAAGAAAATGGAGTAAAATTTTTTATAGATCTTACTTTTTCAGATGAAAAAAATATAGTTCCTTATATAACTAATTATACTTACATTAATTATCCTATACCAGATAGAAGAATTCCAACAAACTGGAAAAAATTTTCTAATTTAATTGTAAGAATCGGTAATATACTTAAATCATTAAATTTAAATGAAAAAATATATATACATTGTAAAGGAGGTCACGGAAGATGTGGTATATTAGTTGCATGTATGTTATGTTATTTATATAACATATCACCTTCTGAAGCTATAGACAAAACTACAATTTATCACAATACACGTAAAAATATGAAAGAAAAATGGAAAAAAATTGGGTCTCCTCAAACAAGATCACAAAAACATTTTGTATCCAAATTTTTTGAACCATTATTTATATATAATAATTGTAACAATTTTTTAAACGGACTAAACAATTCAACTGATGGAAAAGTTACTATTCCAGGAGTTGGAACTTTTCTTACTGCAACTCTTGCATTTAATTCTTTTAAAAGTATATCTGATAACGATATTGAAACAAATAAATGGGATAATGTAAAAAATTCTGTAATGGAACTTATATTAAAATATAAATTTGAACAAAATACAAACATCCGTGATAATTTATTACAAACAGGTCTTAGACCTATTATTGTACAATCAGTTGATTTATATTGGGGGAAAATGAATGACATAGGATTAAATATATTAGGACAAATAATAAGTAAACTAAGAGAACAATTTTATAATGAATTATTTAATGATTACACATAATAAAAATTATTACCAACACACAAAATTTGTGTAAATTTTAAAAATAATTTTAAAATTTTTATTTTTCTAAAAATTATTTTTAAGTATAAGTTCACTTTAAATAAAAAACTTGTTTTTTGTAATAATTTTACGTTGGCAATTTTTTGTTGTTTTTGGCAATTTTTTGTCATTTTTAACAAAAAATTACCAAAAATAATTTAAAGACATTATTATGTTTAAATAAATGGTTTATCAATGCACGTTTTGTAATTCTATTTTATCATCTGAATATTCTTTATCAATACATCAAAAGACAACAAAAAAATGCCTTATTAAACAAGGTGTTATACCTAAAGGTAATTTTAAATGTGATGTATGCAACTATAATTTTTTGTCTAAATCCATATTAAAAAAACATTTAATTTCGTGTAATAAAAAAAAAAATACAGAATTAAGTACAAAAATAATGTTAGAGTTAAAAAATAAAAATAGTTTATCTGAATCTAAATTGTTAGAATTTGAATTAAAATATAATACAATTAAAAAAAAATATGATGTTTTACGAAACAAACAAAAAGAATACGAATTATTTAAAATTAAATATAATATATTACTTGAAGAAAGACAAGAATGGAAAAAAGAACAAAAAGATTTATTAGATAAAATAACTATAACAGCTTTAACTAAAACAAATAATACAGTAAATAAAAACATAAATATAACTACATACACCAGAACAGATGAAGAATTAAAAACTATATATGAACAAAATCTTACATCATCACATATTGAAGGAGGTATTTCTGCTATTACTAAACTTATTGTAGACAAAGTTGTTACCAACGATAATGGTTTAAAAATGATAACTATAACAGATAAATCAAGAGGAATAGCAAGATATAAATTACCTAGCGGTGAAATTGTTACTGATAATGGTCTAACTAATTTTACTACTAAAAACAGAAATATTTTAATGAAAAAAATATATAGTATAGCAAAAGACCAAGACATATCAACACAAATATTAAATGATGATACAACTATATCTAAAGGATATACTGAAATAAGCGATGATTTAGACGGATGTAATCTTCGAAATAGTTTAATAAAAAGACTTTAAAATTTTTATAGTTATCACCGTGTACAACAATTTTTATCGTTACTGTTTGTATCCTCAAATTCTTCTGAGCTTTGAGATGCTTGTTTAGCCATTCTTTTCTGATGTAAAGCTCGTCTTATTCTATCAATTTCTTTACGTATATATTTAGGGGTTTGTCCTCCTCCATCTTCGTTATTTTGAAACTTGTTTTGTAAATTATCGTTTACAAATGAATTGTCGTACATAACAGTATCAGAATCTTCTAAAAAACATGAAAAACAATTATTTTTTTCATAATAAACAGGTGCATAAAAATCTAAAAATTTTTGGTTTGAAGTACGTGCTGATGTATTATCAATACAGCAAGACGTTTTTAGTATGTTATAAGACATTTATATATTTAAACAAAAAATTTTACTAATATAAAAATGTCTAATACTCGATATTTTGAAATTGTTAGTACATATAGAAATAGGATACAATTTCCTAATCCAGCAATTTTTGATGTTTTAATAGCACAAACTGGAACACGATCACAATTTGATGCATACGATCCAGTATCTGACGCTGCACCTCTAATTACGTGGATAAATAATTCCACCACATCAACTGAAGAAGGTAATTTAAACCCCCCAGCTGGTTTATTTGTTGCCAATTCATCAAATACACTTTTAAGATTTTTAGTATCATTTAATACCGCTTCCAATTTAAAAAAAACATGTGATTATTACATTGGAATGCCTATTTATGAGGTAGCAACCCCGACAAATATATCAGTTATATCTGGATGGGATTATAGTAATTCAGATACTTTAAATGATTATTTTTTTGTTACCGTATCTACTCCTTTTTCTACTCCAACAATTCCAGTAAAATTTTTAAATCCTACCCTTACAAGTATTTCACAAGGTCTTTTTTATATACCAAATAGTGTTCCAGCTGATTGGTTTTATACAAGTTGTATTTTATGGAATGAAACTTTACAAAAAGGTGTAAAAATACTAAGTTATAATGGTAATAATCATATAGCAGGAGTTGATGCTAGTCTAGTAAGTTTGTGGAATGTTATACATACTTTATCAATACGTAAAAAACTTCCTACATTTAGTGGAACAGGTATTACTGCTTCAAGTATTTCTAAATTTACATTACCAACTACAGCTAGTAAAATACCAAATGATTATGTAAATAATTTTATATATTTTACAAGTGGTGCTAACAAAGGAAAATCTTATCGTATAATATGTTACACAGGTATTCCTATACCGTCTCCACCACCTCCTTGTAATCCATATGGGTATCCTCTTCCACCTGCCATTCCACCTGTTCTACCACCGTATGAAGTAACTTTAGATATTCCACCTACCATTCCACCTGCCATTCCACCTGCTCCTCCTGCTGACACCGATACTTTTGAAATTTTACAATTTACACGTGACAATGTTGTTCCGTTTACATATACAGGAAGTACTGTATCTCAGCAACAAATGGTTTGTTATGAAGTAGAATTAATAAATTTGGTATTACCAAATTTAACATTGGTAACGGGTGGAAGAGTTGCTTTTTATCCGTATGTGTATGTTGAATTACAAAATATTTCAGGGTCTAGTGCTGGTAATACAAACATTATTTATTCTAATAATCCAAATTCAGTTAGGAGATTATTTAGAGCAGCAATAGATGATATACCAAATCCTTTAATATCTCCTTTTATTAAAATTGATGGAGATGGTATGACTCAAACAATTAAATTTAAACCAAATGATAATTTTAAATTTGGTGTGTTTCTTTCGGATGGAACAGAATTTAAAACTGTATATAATGATTCGTTTGGTCCAAGCCCTCCAAATCCATTAGTTCAGATAAGTGCAATGTTTAGTATGAAAAGAGTAGGTTAATTTAATATTAAAAATATTAAATTAAGAAATAAGTAGAAAAAATTAATTAGAGCACTTTTTTTTTTTTATTTA